GAAAGGGACAGCAGACCCATCACAGCAAGTTTTACATCAATGGACAAGAGTGGAAGCCTGCTAAGGTTATATCACCCAAACGTTTCGGAAATGGTATGAAAACATTTATGGCCGCACAATCCGTTCAGACAGGAGAACTTTATAAGAACTCCCACGGTAACGTTGCCCCTTGGCACTCAATACCTTTCACTTGTATCAAACCGGAAGGACTAGAATGACAATAGCAAAGATATACAGAACACCAGTTGAATCGGCAAGACACGAACAACTTAAAATAGTGTGTCACGAGTATTTTTCAAATATGGAAAAACTTATGGACAAGCCTAGTAGGCGTTATGCTGAAAAGGCTCGTAAAGCACTGACTAAAATGAAACGAATCGCTCATAAACGTGGAATGGAATTGTTGGAGTTGTATGCTCCATCGATGAACGAAGGTAAGGAACCAATCAATGGCACAAATTAATACTATCACAGGTGCCTCCTTACTTGTCAATAAAATGTTAGGAAGGAGAAATAAAATGCATAAAGGAAAGAAGCATAATAAAAAAGGCTCAAAGTCCGGCAGAAGATCTCCTATGGGCAAAAAGAAAAGTGGCCGTAGGAAGTAAAGACATTGAGAAGTGGATTGGACAGGTTGTTGCTAAAAAGCATAAAGAAAGTGGAGCGGCAATCTGTCCATTTGCAAAAAAGACTTTACAAGATAGAAAAATCCAGATCGCGATGGCAAAGAAGGATGTGTTGGCTCAAGTTAGCCATTGTTGTAGCCTTTTTAATATTTTCCATCTGGACATTGTCATCCTTTATTTTCCTTACAAGATAAGCGAAAAGCGTCTATCACATCTTTGTAAAAAAGCACACAAACAAAATAAAGAGTATGCTGTGATGTATGATCATCCTAGCAATAACGGAAAGCACAAGGGAGTAAGTTTTAGTTTCCAGAAAGCACCTTTGCTATTCATACAGAATTTAAATAAGTTACGAGATGCCCAATCCAAATTATCAAAAACTGATTATTATAGCGTTTGGGGTCTTAATGCTAATAGCGATATGTTTTATTAGTATCTTATAAATAATGTTAATCAACGTTATCCAGCGTTGCAAACAAATGGAGGATCACACACAATGAGTGAAACAGAAACATTGGAAGTCAATAAGGAACAGACTACTGCGCCTGCTCAAGAAGACTTAAAAAAAGAACCAACGCAGGGAACTGACGATCAACCAGTATATACCGCGAAACAATTTCACGATGCTATGAAAGGTGCTAGAAAGCACGGAGAAGAGCGTATAATGAAACAATTCGAAGGTGTAGATGTTGAGGCCTACAAATCTTTAATGGCTCAGGAAGACGCAAGAAAGTTGGAAGAGTCAAAGAAGAAGGGTGAGTTCGAAAAGATATTGAAGGAACAGGCTGAAAAGTCTAATGCTAAGATATCTGCTCTAACTGATGAACTTCATAAGATTAAGGTTGAAGGTGCTTTACTAGATGCGGCAAGCAAACATAAGGCAATCAACCCAGGACAAGTTGTAAAACTAGTTCGTGATCAAGTGAAGATGTCGGAAACAGGCAAAGTTGAAATCATAGATCCTATGTCGGGAAATACAAGATACAACGATGCTGGGGAGCCGTTGGAAGTTGAAACAGCAGTGACGGAGTGGCTAAAAGCAAATCCGCATTTCGTTCAAGCAGGTCCATCCGGATCCGGAGCACAATCGAATCAAAACCCAGAAGGTGTTAAACAAGTTGATCTAGAAAAACTCGACCTTACAAAGGCCGAGGATAGAGCGATCTATAAAAAACTTAGACCACAAATATTTGGTCAAGAAAAATAGATTGTAAATTAACAACTAAAGGAGAAACATACTATGGGAACATCAAGTATGACACAAGCGGGCATTTCTACAGCAGATACAAGTTTATTGTCAAATGTTTTGAGAGAGGCCATCTTTACCGCTAGCGAGAAATCGATAGCAGGTGACGTCTTTTCTGTTTATGATATGACTGGAACACCTGGACTTACAGTTCAAATTCCAATCTATCCAGAAGCAACAGCAGAGACACCAACACAATCACAAGACGTAACTGGTGAAGCAATCACAACTACTAACGCAACGATAACTGCGAGTGAAATCGCGGCTAGAATCGATGTATCAGACCTTTTAGCAGAATCAACTGCTAGAAATATGGCATCCGATGTTGGCGTAATGTTGGGAAATGCTTTGGCGGAAAAAATTGATTCTCAAGCGTTTTCATTATTCACAGAAGCGAACATCGAAAATGACGTGGGTGACAACGCAACAGAATTAACACCGGAAAACATCTTAAACGCAGTATATCAACTTAGAAATGTGAATGCGCCAACAGATGCTCAAGGTGACTACTTCGCTGTATTACATCCAGGACAAGCATTCAGAATTGCTAAAAGTTTAGCAACTTCAGGTTATGCTTCAGGTGGAGCAACTGCGTTATCAGACACTGGTAACTCTTTAATTTCTTCATCTGCTTACGTTGGAAGAATCTTTAATGTTAAACTATTCCAATCAACTGCAATCGCGGCTGATTCGGTAGCGACTGACGCACATGGTTGTGTGTTTTCGCCTGCGGCATTTGGTCACATCTTAAAAAGACCAATCAGAATAGAAACACAAAGGGACGCTTCTGCACGTAACACAGAATATGTTGCTTCTACAGCCAGAGGAAACTCTGTCTTAAAGGCAAACTACGCTGTTAGAGTAAAAGGAGCAAAAAACTTATAATAGTTTTTAACTCGCTTATGTTATTGGGCGGTGTAACGCCGCCCTTTAACTTTTCATAATAAATAGTAGTGTTGGGAAGGACCCAACAATTTTTTACAATAAAAAAGGAAGGACCTTTTATGAGCACATTTGCTAACGATACAAACCTTTTAGAATACGAACCACAAATACAATCATACGGTATAGCAGAGTTTGATTCACTTCACGAAAAGACATATGACGACATCATTAGATTGTTAAACATCAAATGGTGGCCTAAAGCGAACTATGGTAGGTTTGATATCAGCATAGTCGGAACTAGCGATGAAAAGTTAAGTCCGGGTAGATTAACAGCCACACAATTCACAAGAGCGGCTGTGTATCACGTGCTAGGATACTACATATATCCAAGACTATCCACATTTGATCCAGACGGAGATCTGTTCAGGGAGAAAATGACTTATTACAAAAGAGCATTCGAAGAAGAATTTGATTTGATATTAAGGGTAGGAGTGGAGTATGATCTAGATTCATCAGGAACAATCACAGACGCAGAAAGCCAAGCCTTCCACTTCAATAGATTGGTTAGGTAATGTCTGCTCGAGAAAATATAGCAATTAATTTAAAAAAGCAATTAGAAAATATGACGGATCCTGCGCCGGGGTCGGTGAGCAGAGAATTTTTCGATTTGCAAAAGTTAGCAATAACACAATTTCCCGCGATACTAATAACAACATCAGACGAATCACGGGAAGACATTTCAACAGATCTTAGGGAAGCAACTATTAGGTTCAACCTAAGATGCTATGTGCGTGGCACACAGATAGACACTCTTCGCAACGAAATTGTTGAACGTATTGAGGAAACGCTCGAAGTCAGCAGAGATAGGGACATAACCGTAGCGGCCGCAAATATTCATAACGTAACAACAAGAGTAGTAGGTGTAGAAGTTGTCGAACGTGAATTACCTTTAGGAGAAGTGGTAGTTCAAGTTGATGTAACCTATAGATATAAAAAAGGAGTGCTATAATGGCTATTAAAATGTTTAAAGATAAGAATTCAAAAACGGTGCGTGGATTAGAAGTCCAAGCACATTTGGATACAGGTTGGACCTTAAAACCTGTAAAACAACAACCAAGAAAAAACAAAGGCATCTTACCTAAATTAAAACTTACGGTAGGCGAGGTCAAAGTTGTTTCAAAAACTGATCTTTCAGGTCCAGAAGATCTAAACAATTAGGAGAAAACAAATGGGAGCAAATCTAGGCGTCTATACAGGCGAAAGTGGAGTAATCAAATTTGTTGAAGACAATTCAGGAACCGTTGGCGCGGTGTCTAGTGTCAGATCCTTCACAATAGATAGGGAAGTCCAGACTATTGAGACTACATCTATGGGGAGCACTAATAGATCTTACCTGGCAGGCCTCGCTCAATTTTCAGGATCGATGGATGTATATCTACGAGATGAAGGAGCGGATGACGGTGGCGGACAAACCAACTTATTACAATATGTTGAGTCGCCTTCTGCAGTTGCAAGAGTTGAATTATATCCATCTGGTGAATCCACAGGTATCAAACTTGTTGGAGATGTAATCATCACTGGACATTCAATCACTTCAAACTTTGATGGTCCGGTTGAAGCATCTATCACGTTCCAAGGAACTGGTGCTTTGACTAGAACACTAACGTAAGTTATTGTTATGATAAAAACTTCGTTCAACCCCCCTATCCGCACTACTATGAAGAAAGTAAGGAAGGATGTAAATGATGAACTAAAAGGTTTCGGAGAAGACCTATTAGCAAACGTTAAGTCATTAACACCGTTTTTAGAAGGTAGAGCAAGGAGGGGTTGGCGAAAAAAAATATCTAAGGATAAAGTAAGTTTAAGTAATACTGTGCCTTACATAGAGCGACTAAACGAGAAT